GCACAGTGCTTTAGAAGAGTATAAGGTGTGTACACTACTACCATTTAATGGATGTAAGGAATGCTACTCTATAGGTAGTACTGTACATTTAAACACAATATTAAAAAAGGAGTTACTAAGTGGCATTAACACAACAACAACAGCTAGTAGTTGATACTATAAAAAAAGATGACGTACACATGTTAACGGTGCAAGCATGTGCTGGAGCTGGTAAAACACATACACTTGTAGAACTTGTACGTGCCCTAAACCCGTCATCTGGGATTTATCTTGCGTACAACAAATCAGTTAGTGAAGAAGCCGCAGCTAAGTTTAAAGGCACTAACATTAAGTGTTCAACAATCCACTCCCTTGCCTACAACGCAGTTGTAAGGCAATACCAACTAAGTGTAGGGTACTTTGGAGTACGTAACGTACGGCCATCTAGCACTCCTTACAGACTTAAGATGGAAGTAGTAAACACACTTGATAGATTCTGCCTATCTAAACACCTATCAGTAACTACGTTCTTTGACGAAGAGCACATCAATCCTGTACTATTACCATTAGTCAAAGAGCACCTAGAGCTTATGTCTCAAGGTGATATTCAATGTAGTCATAGCTTCTATCTCAAGCTATATCATATCTACCTTGCTACAGGTGCAATAGAAGTACCAGAAGTAGACTTACTACTTGTAGATGAGTGTGGGGATTTAAGTGAGTTAACTATAGACGTCTTTAGACTACTTAAAGCTAAGAAGAAGATTGCCGTAGGGGATCCTATGCAGAACATCTACAGCTTTAACCACACAGTCAATGCCTTCAACGTACTAACAGAAGGGGCTGCAGTAAACCTTACCGAGTCTTTCAGAGTCTCTGATAGGATTGCTTACCGTATAGAAACCTTTGTAAGAGACTCTCTAGATCCTTCATTTGAGTTCCTAGGTAGAGTCTATGATGACGATGTAATAACTACTAAAGCTTTTATATCTAGAGGTAACACTGCCTTGTTATCTGAAATGCTTGGACTAATGAAGGCAGGTATACCGTTCCACTCTACTCGTAAGATAGGTGCCATGTTAGAGTTACCTCTAATCCTAGCAAACCTAGGGAATGGTGTTCCTATAGAGGGCTTCCAGTACAAACACTTAGAGAAGCTACGTAAAGAGTATGAAGAGCATGAAGCTATTCGTGATAACTACAACTCTATACAACGCTATGTAGAGGCTAACGTAAAAGAGGATAAGGAAGTGCATAATGCCTTTCGCCTTGTACATAACCACGGCCCTAGATCTCTAAATGAGCTAACTAGATACGCCACTGAGTGTTCTAAGAAGGCTTGTACATTAACACTAACAACTGCTCACAGTAGCAAAGGCCTTGAGTTCTCATCAGTAACAATAGCTGATGATTTAAATGAATCTGTTAATGAAGCTTTAGGTGATTTGGCAAGACTTAAGGAAGGCTCTTATAGGTACGAGTCGGTTTTAAATAAATTAGAAGAAGAACTAAGACTTTACTATGTTGCTACATCTAGAGCAATGGTTGAGTTAAATAATGCAACTGCATTACCAGATGGAGATACACTATGACATCCTCTACAGATATACACTTACTAGGCAAAATAATTACTGAACTACTTACCACTTATACTTTAGAGGAAGTGATAGGCATGATTAATGAAATAGCTATGATTAATAAGTAAGCAGCTAACTGCCTAATTTTTATACAGTTTTATGCTTAAGTTATTCACAACTTATTCACACTACTCCAACCATGCACTACCCTAGTAATTGTAAAGTACACGGTATCCCGTGCGTTTTGAGGGAGTTTCCTTAAACACCTAGTGCTTACATATATACAAGACACTCACCATATTTTATAAATTGTGGACAGCTCTTCCTAGAAACCTGGTGGCAGCTTAATACCTCTTAGGAGTTCCATAGCTTACCTCTAAGCAACTTTTACACCTTACCTGGTATGATTCATCGTCTTGAGCTCTCTAAGCCTCCTAGGTACCTGTATGAATCGTATACCACTACACCTTAATTAACACTACTTCTATGTGTTTTACACGCGCTGAGTAAACTCAGTTTACGAAGAGTATACCACGCTAAACACTGTGCTAGCTTAAGCCGGCTACTTCCCTTACTACGGGACTTTACGGCCTTCTACACACTAATATGCGGTCTTAACCTTAAGCCTAAATAGGTGAATATGACAGATAAATACAGGGAAATTAGAGGATTTTAGTTTTATAAGAAGTATAAGGAATACTACGTATCCCTTATTACACATTTTACACCTCTAACCTTAAAGTTCACATTAAGGTAGAGTTAAGGTTACAACTGCCTAAATATTAGACACCACTCCACGCAGTGAAGGGTCGATAAACTCTCCTAACCTACTAACTATTTTAAGTGGGTTATACGTATTTAAACCTTTATCTAGAATACTAGAATCAAGTACATCTGCAGTATCACCTGTAATAAACGTTTGAGCTAATATATCAGCACCTACTCTAAGTGGATTGTCTTTAACTAACTTCTTAATAACCTTCTGTGACTTCACAAAGTACTTAACAAAGAACCAAGTACCCATAGCATCTCCGTACCGGATATGCTTCTCAAGAGGTGCCTCGTAGTTAATATAGTTATCTATAGCATCTCTCATAGCCTTGGCTTTAAAAGCTTCCCTATACTTAGGATCAGCCTTAACCTTAGCTAAGCCAGTCTCATCCATAGTTAACTTACTATTAAACTCAGGTGACGTATGTTTTAGTATCTGTGTATACGCTTCCTCTAAAGTATTAGCATTATCTAACCCAGTATCCGCTTTATCAATAGCACTGTAGTACTGTGCATATCTAAAATAGAAGTCACTCACTTGAGTGGCTTTCAATAACTGCTGGTAAGGCTTAGTACGTTGAGTCATGAATAAGTACTGAATAGCAGTATTTGCTGTCTCATTAGTAATGTATCTATCAGTCTTATCACTAAACCATTTAGCTACTTGATTACTTTCATTAGCAGTATTAACATCCTCCACAATAGACTGGTATAAACCAGCATCCATTAACGGCGTTACAGTATTCTGCTGTAATGACCTCTTCAAATCATTAATATAACTCTCACTTACATCAACACCAGCATCCTTATTCCTATAAGCACTAGCCAGCTCTTTACTATCGGCCTCATACTTCTTCAACTCCCTAGCACCAGTTAACATTAACTTAGCACCTTTAACAGGGTGAATTCCTAAGTACAGTAGTATCTTAAAGTTAGACACCAAGTTACCTAAAAGTACCTCAGGAGTCTTAATAACAATATTAGACTTAGCTATCTGCATAGTATCTTGCCAAACACTCTCCACCTTCTTAAGTGTAGCTAGTGTACTCGGCTTTAAACCTTCTAATAACTTGCTCTGTGTAATACTATAATTATCCTCTCCGAACGCTACCTGTAGCAATTCCTTCTTAATAACTATCTGGTTACCCTGAAACTTCTCTGTAGCGTACTGCTTAGCACCCTTAGGCAGTCTAGCCCATAAACGGCTGTACTCTTCAACACTCTGTGGAGCTGTCGCCATAGGCATCCCATAATCCTCAGCAGTTAAGTCATCAGGCTTAATAACTACATAATCCTCACTATTCTCTTTATAATTGTCCAAGAAATCTTTATACAATAAATCAATCACTTCTCTATTATGTCTATCAGTTGTTGCAGCTGTTCCCATAGTACTATATGATCTAGCTAGATTCTCAGTACCTCTAGTCTCTAGATCTAAATGCTCTTGCTTCTCAGCTATACTCATTGTAGCTCTAAAGTTAATTATATTACCATATTGATCATACATAGGGCTCATACCTACATCTTTATTCTCTTTGTAATCTGCTTTAGTTTGCTTCAATAACTTTCTAAAAGCCTCATGTTTTCTAATACCATCCCACTTTCCAGTAGTATCATTAGCAGACTCTCTAGATATAACATCCTGTAATGTGAATCCTCTAGACTTTCTATCTTGTAGCCCTAATGCACCATTAGCTCTCTTAACAGCAGGGACTGTACTTACATATAATCCATATATAGTGTTAGTACCTGGTACTGCCTTAAGTGGTCTTACAAACTTAAAACCTTCTCTCTCTAACTTCTGCATATCCTTAATAGGATGCATCTCTAATGAAGCATCAGATTGGTACGTATCCTTAACATAGCCTTTTATAGCGTTATGAGGGTTACTTCGCATCTCTCTCTCAGAAGCTGCCTGCAGGCCTCTACTTCTATCTATGAAGTGCTGTGTACCTTCTAGTACTTGCTTCTTGTACTCACTCTTACTAAGAGGAGTCTTAGATGATAGTTGTGACTTCTTAAGTGCTCTATTCCATAGTGACGTAGAGTAGTCTACATATTGCTCTCCTGCTAAGAAGCTAGCTAGAGTCTCTTTAGACTCTTGTGGCGTCATCTCTAATGCTTTATAACTAACTAATTGATCTATCTGCTTTATCGTAGCTGCATCCATATCTAAATTAGGTCTATCATGCCCAAACTTAGAAGCAATATTAGAAGCATTACTAGCAGTACCTACACCAGTTACCATATAATTAGCTAATGACTCAGCATCTTGTATCTGCTCATAGCTCAAACCTTGCTCAAGTTCAGCTACTCTTTGAGATACCTCCCCAGGATCACGTAGAAGCTCCTCAAGGTCTTTTGCATCTAACCCTAGGCTTTGTATGTCTGTACGTAGTACGACGTCTGTAAGGGCCTCATTGTGCTTCTTATTAACTATATCATTAGCAATACTTACATCACCAAATCCATCATTAAGTCCTTTAAGTGTTCCTTCATAAGCAGCCTCACGCGCACTATCTACACTCTTAGTTAATCTTAGTATTGAGTCTGCTAAATAGTTGTATATACCTGGCTTATCCATAAAGTCTCTAACAATTCCACGTACCATACCATCTTGTGCTAAGTGTATAGACTCTAGTAGCATGTTATTAGCTTTCTCAAATGCCTTGCCCATACTCTTATTAGCCTTAGAACCTTGTGCATACTTATTCATCTTATAGATAGATGGCAATGCTCGCAGTAGCCGCTGTACTGCATCAATAGTTGTAATTACATTATTCATAAGGCCTATTAAACCTTTACCATCCTTAGCCTCTCTTCCCCTGTTGACTAACTTCGCCACCTTGCGTTGTAGCTTAACAAACTCCTCTACACCCTTCGCATCTAATACTTCACTCTTATTCGCTATAGCAGTATCTAGGAAGCCTCCTAGTGTTACAAATGGATCAGTTATCTTCTTCACTTGATCATTAGCTACTTCAATCTTAGCAGCAGCTTTATCTAAAGCCTTGTTAACAGACTCCATAGGACTCTTCCTAGCTACTCTATCCACAGCATTACTGTTAGCTCTCATAATATCAAATATTAATCTGGTACCTTCTTTAGTAATACTGTTATCTCTCTTATTAGTAGCATACCCAAATATCTTCTCTAGTATATTGTTAAACCAGTTCTGTATCTTCTCAACTAACTTCTCGTCAGCCTTATCCGCTTTAAGGTCTAAAGTACTTACCTTCTCCATAGCTTCCTTAAAGGCGCTATTAGTCAGTAATCCAGCCATGAACTCATGTAACCCATTACCTGGTGTCTTGTTATTGAATATGTAGTCCCACTTACCCTGTACCCAGTCACCATGCTTATTTTTGTAACCCTTAGCCTGGGCTACTTCTCTCTTAGAGTATTGTTGACTCTTGTTCTCATACCCTGGTAACAAGTCCTGCCACTTACTATTCTTTCTAGCCTTAGCATGTAGATTCTCAAGATTTGTAATCATAGCTAGAAGCTCTGGATCTTTAGCTACATTTAAATTACTCTTATCAAACATGAAGTTCATAGCAGCATGCACTAACTCATGAACATACACTTCCTGGTTACCCATGCTAAACTTAGTTCTGAACTCAGCTCCTGGGCCATGTGTATCCATATCAACACTTACTTCACCAGTGCTAGTATTAAGGGAACCTGATGCACCCATCTCTCTAATAGCCTTCTCCATAGCCTTCTTACGAATCTTAACCTTACCATCCTGTAAGCTGTTTACCATAGCTACCATTCTCTCAAGTATACCTGTTAAATGCTCACTATGATCTGTGTCAAAGTTCACACCGTTGTTAACTTTATCTTGAGCTACGAACTCTTCATTCAGGTTGGCTGACTTATTCATAGACCCATCACTATCTACATAAGTATCTTGGAATGTATCCTCTGTACTTGTATCAGATGAACCTATATACTTATTTATAACACCTTCAGTGCTTTTCTGGTCTAGTGCTACTTCACCTGGACTATAAGGGTACTCTTTAGTCCCATTAGGGAACTTAACATACACCTGCCCATTATTCACTTCAGTAACAGTAACCTTTGCCTTACCAACCTTAGGGTTAGCAGCATTAAGCTCCTGCACAGCTCCACCTGGGAGTGCATTACGGGCGTCTGCTTCATCTGCAAAATCTTCTTCCATGTTTGCAATACTAGCAGCCACTAACGCTTCTGCATCTGTAGTAGCTTTAGCTTTAATATCACTATGTGACATTCCTGTATTAGTTGCTTTAAGATCCTTCATTAGAACCTTTGTTAACTTATTTATAGTTTCCTGTTTAGTATTACATGCCATTACTTACTCCCACACGCGTTATCTAGTATACTTTGAGCTGCACTTGTTGCTGCATCACTATAACCATCTAACGTAGCTTTATTTTTAACTGGTATTATAGCAGGATCTACCGGTGCTATCTTAAGTAGCCTCTCCAGTTCCGCTATATCAAACTTAACCTTACCAGTCTTGTTTAACCCAGTCTTGCCATCAACAATCGCAGCGTTACCCCACCCATCAACATGCACTATATACTTGCCTCCAAGCTTAGCTACTGAACTAACAGTGTTCTTACGGTTAACTCTGTCAGGATTGTTACTTTTAGGGTATGACATCTCTACAAAAGCAGAGTCTGTAAACGTACTACTCTCCATCTCTATTTCATCAGCCTGAGAGAACTTGTATGAAAGCTTAGCACCTAGTGGAGGTGTTACGTAGTCCTCCCCACTCATATTCCAATCGTAGTGTCCACCTTCATTAGCTAAGTGGTCGTAACGTATAGGGTTACTTAATACCTCTGTACGCCCTCTCTCTGAGTTTCTATATAAGTCCTTCATGTCACTAATTACAGACTGCACAGTTGTACTATTAGTTACATCGTACGCTTCTACTAAGTACTGCTCATTAACTTTCTTAACCTGTCCAGGCTCTGCACTATTAATAGCTGATATGAGACTTTTAAGTATCTCAGCAGTTAAACTGTACTCTTTACTTATCTGTGCCATCTTCATATCGTAGTGGCTACTAGTCTGATCTACATTTAGTGGCGACTCATATACAGCATCGTGATTACCCATGCCATTAGTCTGTGATAACGTACTAGCCATTAACACACCATCTATAAAGTGAATAGGGATAACTGACCCAGCTGCCATAGCTTCAATCAATATGTACTGCTTAGCCTGTGAAGAGGTGTAGCCGTTCTTTAAGGTCTTAATCTCTGCAGCAATCTTATTGTACTCAGGCCCTTTCGCAGCAGTAGCGAGCTTCTGCTCTAACGCGTTAATCTTAGTCTTATTACGAGCAGTAGCAGTTGCAGTGTTGTATCTATACTTAGTCTGACCTGTAATCTTTCCGTCCTCACCAGCATCAACTAATGATGCAGACTCGTCCATAATAATTAGATTATCCTTAGCACCTTCAGCAAGTGCTGTTTGAATAGCTGGCATCGAGTCACCTAGTACACTGATAATTGCATCTACTTCATTCTCTGTAAGAGGTCTACTTAACTCTTTCTCTCTAAACTCTATAGCATCATCTAATCTAGCTTTAAACAATCTAAACATAACTTTAAATGAATCATTAATCGTAGTAGACGCATCAATGAATGGCTTATAGTCTTGGAATACTTCCTTAACCATTTCACCTACACTAGCCTTAACACTAGAGCCCATGGCATCTATTGTTGGCTGAGGTATATTAAACTGCAGTAAAGTACCGTTACTTATAGCTGTATGTAACTCTCTAATTAACTGCTCTGAATCAATTGGTGTAGAAGTAGCTTCCCAGCCCTTCTCACCTTTAACCCATGTATCATTACTAGCTCTAAACAGTGCCTCAAGGCGTGTTGTAAGAGCCTTAGAGGCATCTTTATCATTAGCTAACTCTGCTGCATGTAATTGCTCTAAAAGGCTGTATACTTCATCTATGGTAGTGTCAGCCATATCCTGGATAATACCAGTCATACCAGCACCGTAGTTAAACGTCATAAACGGAGGCTTCATAAACTCTCTAGTAATCTCAGGCATTTCCGTACTACCGTCATTGTTAAGTGCAAACAAGCTAGACGATGTAGCTAACTCTGCAAACCTTTTAAGAGACTCTGGCTGTGTGTTCTTCTTGCCAAAGATAGCTTGAAACATCACATCCATCTTCTTAGCAGGCACTTCATACGCATCTAGTGTACTTGGATCCATTATCTGCTGTGTAGTACTTCCGTACTCAAACATAACTCCACTAGTACCTTCTGCATCTTGCTCCCACACTTGGTACTTACTTAGTTTAGGCTTCTTATCAAACCTAGTACCTATCATAACCCCACCACTTTGCAGTGATGTCTTCATATCATCTAATAGAGGCATCTGTAGTGATTTAAGTACATACCCATTAGTAACACCATCAACTTCCATAATAATAGTAGGGTTAACCCCTTTAGTACTACCATTTAGTGCTTTAGCATTAGCATACTTACGATACTCAACTAATCCTGCAAAAAGTAGCGGGCCATAGCCACCAATCTTAGCAGCCTTCTTCTCAGCTTTACTCATATCTTTATTACTATCAATAGCACTATTGTAGTCTTCAACAGCTGTAATAGCATCTTCAAGGCCTAATGTATTTATCTCTAGCTCTTGTAACTTAGCTTCGGTCTTAGCCCAAGTAGTTAATATACCTGGTGTACCATTAACATCATCTTGTAAAGTTAACTTATCTGTTTTAACTCCAAATGCACCAGCCATTGCTTTATCATACATATCAACATCTCTATCAGATGTTACTACACCTTCTTCAGATGAGAGGGCCATTAGCTGTAACTTAGATAGCTGAGGGTTAAGAGTATTAGTCTCTACATAAACTCTACCATTCTTACCATAAAAGTAGTCAAAGAATATTGATGTATTACCCTTACGCATAGCCTCTGCTCTTGCAGCCTCAAGCTCTGTTATCTCTCTCTTAATCCTGTTGTTCTCAGAAGTAAGTGCCTTAGCGTACCTAACGTGCTTAGTTGCTGGATCTACATATCCCATTAACTTCTCTAAGCGTTCTCTACCGGCCTCATCTTCAAGCATTAGGAACACATCACCTATAAAGTCATCATTCCAGTTCCACTTAACATTCTGTGCAGCATTTAAGCCACTCTGTACTGTAGGATTAACTGTAGTATGCTTATTCTGAATACCAGACTTATTCTTGAATACCTTCTTCTTGGCTTTAGCACCTCGTGGAGGCTTCAACTTCTTCTCAGTATTAAATATATCCGAGATTAGCCTTGCTGTACGTGAAGCAATACCAGACTTATTGTCTAAATACGCATTACCTTTAGCTGTAAACTTTATTACATTGAGCTGGCGACTTCTACCGTTCTCAACTAGTGTGTTATTCTTAACAAATATGTCAGCACTATCCTTAGTCTTAATAGTGATAATACCAGGTACTTTCTTACCGTCCTTATCCTTAGTAGTACGAGCTAGTGCATGTAGGGCAATTAGTCCCAACTCATTATCTAGCTTTCTTTTCTTTAGATCAGCTTCTGGATCATTCTCTAAATCTATAGACCATCCAATTATCTTAGATATATCAGCACCTAAAGAGTTAGCAGCTGTAGTTAAAAACATATCAACATCAGCTATGGCATCCCATTCCGCTGGTGTCATAGAGTCTCCTGCAGACTTCTTAAGCAACTGCTTGGCAACCTTTTCAGTACGGTGCCCTGCTCTCATTGAAGACACATTAGCCATCCATTCAGTAGAAGCAACAGCAATAGCTAAAGTTACTTCATCACTTAGCTTACCATCTACTAGTAATAACTGGGAGATACTTTGGTAACCTTCACCAACCTTAGGGTAAGCTACATCTATAATAGCCATATCTTTATTCATGTACTCTTTAACTGAGGCCTCTACATTTGCTACAACTCTTGTGAGTATAGCTTCTGAGTTCTTAACAGCCTTCACTTCCATAATAGACATAGCAGATGTCATAGCTGATGTGAATGCAGCACTTATATTATTAGTGTATTCTTTAAGCCTATTGAATACAACTTTAGGCTTTAAGAAATCACTAAGTCTAGAACCATGGTTACCAGGGGCAGTGTTTAACACTTTAGCACCTGCAGTCTTAGATGCCTTGTAATCCTCTATCTCTATATTCTTTAATTGTAGTGCAGCGGCTTGTGCCTTACTCTCCTCTAAGGCCTTAGCTTTAGCATTGACATTCTTAGATGCTTGTTTAGCTCTAGCCTCATTAGAAGCCTTGTAGCCTCCCCACTCTTTAACTTTACCCTGGGCCTTCTTTATAGACTCCTGAGTATCAAACTTCTTACTCTCAACAGCTGCTCTGTTATCTGCAGATAGCTTCGGAGAGTTAGCTAAGATGTAGTTAAACTTCTCAACAGCTTCTTGCTGGGAAGCTATGTACTCATTCTTACCATCTATCCAAGAGTCTAGAGTTTCATTATAATTAGCGGCATTCTCTATTTGAAACTTACCATCTTTATACTCCCCTTTAACCTTACCGAACTTACTATTTGAATTGTAGTATGTTGCTTTAAGTATTTTATTTACAGCTGCAGTCTTATTAGCCATAATAGCCTCTAACTCTTCCTGTAACTTAATGTACTCAGGATCACTCTCATACTCCTCAGTAAAGTCATCAGCTACGGATAATACAGCCTCGTTTATGGTAACACCTAGGTCATCGTAGAACGCTTGCTGTTCTAGTAACTCTCTAGCTTGCTCAACTCTTGCTAAGTCTCTCTGAGCAGCCTCTCCTTCAGCCTTAACTTTAGGTGTAGCGTCTTTAGCGTTACCCTTTAATACTTTATTATTAAGTGTTAATTCTATTGTATTTAAATCTTTAAATGTTGTACAGCTCATATTATATCCCGCAAGGTTTAGTACCATCGACAGCGTCGGTTTCAAATGAATTGAATATAGCGTCTAGGTCTGTGTTTATACTCTCTACAATCGTAGTAGAGTCTTCTTCTATTGGTGCAATTATAGCATCTTCTGTTGTAGGTTGCTTTTTAACCGGTGTTTCTTTAGCATCCAGCTTAGCTATCTCAGCAGCATAGTCTATGTCTGGGCTCACGTAGTCCTTGTCCAGCTCTGTTATAGTTTCAGCATCTTCTTCCTTAACCTTAACAGGATCTCCCTTCATAGCATTCTTAACATCCTTAGCAGCCTGCTCAGGATCGGTAGTAGTGGTAGAGTTTTCAATGCCAGCATCCTCAATCCTATTCTGTCTATCAGACTTCTTAGGCTTCTTCATTAGAGTTTGAATAGTATTCTTACGTGCTGTGATCTTTTTGTTGAGGGCATCTAGTTCTTTTTTAGCATCCCTTCTCATAGCAGCAGTCCTGCCACTATCAGCCATGTACACAAGACCAGGTAACTTCTTATAGGCCGCTCCAAGTTCTTCAACTGCCTTATTCCAATTACTTACCTTACCAGGGGTTAACCAGTCAGGCATCTTAGGTCTCTTCCAAGCCTTAGCTTCTTCTAACGTTATACTGTTGGTGTCAGTGCCATTATCAGGCTTAACAGGAGTACTTACCTCAGGTTTCTTCTCCGGTGCCTTCACGGGCTCCGTAGGGGTCTCTGGTGACGTGTCTACAGGATCCTCTACAGTAGGCTTGTTAGCTTCATTAATACTAGCAACTAACTCATCTATCGCAGCCTTATTAGCCTCGTAGTGTTGGAAGTCATCTTTAGCTATACCATTACCACTGGCAATGTCCCTAGCAATGCTACCGTTCTGGTTATCCCTACGTTCCTGTCCAGTCATTGGCCCTTCACCAGTACCAGGTGCATCCTCAGCTGGCGCTGAAGGCGTTACAGGTGCTACACTAGTATCTTTACCCTTAGTTCCTGTTTGTGTCTCCTGGGCACCTTGCTGTGCTGCTGGTGACGTATCATTAGCTAGTGCCTGTAACTCATCTAGTCTTACTTGTTCGTTCTCCATTTCATTAGCTAGGTTAGCAATAGTACCTATGTCTTTATAAGTACTACCCTTATAAGTAATAGGGGAGCTTAACTTAGAATTTATGGAAGAGTTAGAACGTAAGTGCATCTTATTCTGTAGTGTAGTGTCACTGTGAGGATACACTTTGGTATTACCTTCTTTAGTCCACTCCATACCATTCGTAACATCCCAGTCATCTATAACCTTCTGAAACTCTTTAAGCTTAGTTCTCTGACCATCTGCAAAGTTATTAATACGTTTAATAGCAGCAGGATTCTCTTTACCATCCATAAGCATTGCAGCCCATTGCATAACACCAGGCTTAGCTCCTCCACCAGTCAGCTTCTGTTCCTTAACGCCAGCAACATCTATAATAGTCTGTCTTTTTAACTCTAGTAACTTCTTCTGCTTCTCTGTAGGTTCTGTACTTTTAAGGATGTTATCTATATCCTCTGTACTAGTAGCTGAACTACCCATTATCTGGGCAATCTTAGTATTATCGTCCATACCAGGTGCATTCAGTATAGCACTGAGTTCCTGTGTAGTGTTAGCAGTAAGTAGTGGTATAAGTCTATCTATCTTAGCCTGCATAGCTGCGGCCTTGTTAGTACCACCAGCTGCGAGTACGGCATCAGCATCAGCCTGCAACCCTCCTATCCCTTGCTTAACAAATTCCACGAAGTTAGGGTGTACATCTGTAATACCATTATCAACAGCCATAGCTGCTTGCTCTTTAAGTACTTCCATACCCATAGCATAGTCATGGTCAAACCCTTTAGCAGTCTCTTGAAGTATCTCAGCTGTTTGGCCCTCTTGAAGGTTGGCTACATCATCTGTATCTAACTCAGCTATAGGAGCCTCTCTCTCGTCAATCTTAACAACTGCAGCTGCATGCGCTTCTCTATTGTAAGGCTGCTCTTCATCTCTTTCTATACCAGCTTCAGCCTCATGTATTGCTTCAACAGCACTACCTAGATCTTCATCAGGAATGCTCTCAGGAGTCTTCCAACCAGTGTCTACAGCCTTAGCATCTTTACGTGCTTGTAGGCTCTCCCCTGCTTTACCTACAGCTAGTCCTAAGCCTTCTTTTACCTTTCCTACGACTGAGGCACCTGCCGTCATGTATGGTGCACTGGTAAGCCCTGCTATAGCGCCTTGACCAGCCTCTGTACGAACTTCTTCTGACAACGCAGCCTCTTTAGCTGACATTTTAGTACCATCAGCTTGCTTAACTCCGTACGCCTTATTGAATGCTTCTATGTATGACTGTGTAAACTCTTGAGGCATCTCCGTTAACCCGGCAGCGCCTAACTTAGCAGCGTACGCAGTTACTGCCGCCATTACCTGTGTAGCTTTAGTTTTACCCATACCTTTTAGAGCTGTAACTAGTTTATCTGCAGCACCAGGCCCAGTAGTTATAGCCCTAGCAGAAGCCATATCTAACTTCATACCTGCCGCGTTTAGTGCAAGCATTGAACCGACTTTAAATAGAGATTCTCTCTCACCACCGTTAGCTACCATAACTTCATCTAGTTGGTCATTGGTCATCATTGCACCATACCCAAGGGCATCAGCATGATCTGCTAGTACCATCTTAGACTTATCAGTTAATGACATATTCCTAGTAGTTGCTGCAATACGTTTACGCTTAGCAGCCTTAGATAACGTCTTACTAGACGCTATAGTTGCAACCTTCTTAGCACTTTGCTGTCCGGCAACACTAAGCAGTTTAACCGCACCTTTTTCAAGTATACCCATAAGAGCAGGTGCTAAGTACCCAAAACTATAACCTGCTGTCTCTGGAGTAGAGAGTGCAGTAGTGATTGAATCCCCTAGCGCCTCAGTATCTATATTACCCCAAGTAGAAGGGCTAAATAGATCAACATCTTTCATAGCCTTAACGTACTTATCTCCTGATTCTTTCATAATACTATCTGAGTGTTTGTTGTCGTACCCTATAAGGGAGTTAACCTGGGAAGTCTTCTCTTTGTCAGTAGCAATATCCATTTTATCTACGGTGTCCGCAATAGAGTCAAACCCTGTAGCTTCAGCACCACGTGCAGCAATGTTACCAACAGCCTCAACTGCTGTATCTGCTAAATCATAGGTACTCTTACCAGCTCCTGCCAGCATCGCCTGTGGAACTCTCAGAAGGCTATCGAAGAAGCCATCATCTGACGTAACTGGTACAAAGTTAGCAGCTGTATGTTCAGAAGTATCTCCAGCGTACTTAGCTGTACCATACTTCTGCATATCAGCCAACGCTTGCTGTTCATTACTTCCTAGTACTTCAATAGCACCATTACCAGTAGTACCATCAGGATTAGAGTACTGCCCACCTAATGTGGTGTAATGTCCTAGATCTCTGCCGTAGTTAACAGGTTTACCGTTCTTCATTACGTGTGTACCAGCATTCTGTAGGAGAGTTTCTTGAAGCATTACGGGAAGGTTGCCATGGAGGACCGCATCGGCTTCTGCTTTCTGCTTATCACCAGCAGCGAAGACATCAGCGTATGTAGCAGGTGTACCAGTGGCTGCAGTTAGTGCAGCAACTTGTCTATTCATCCTATCCTGGTTCTTAGGGTCAGCTATCCACTGACTGTAGTTAGACTTAGTAGACTCATAGGTATCTGAACCGAGTATACGTGTACTATGATCTCGCCCAAGATCAAATGTGTCACCGTCTATGGTTCTGAAGTTGTTACTAGACACTACGCTTTGAGTAGGGTCAAAATACCCAGTCTGTACTAGGTTATCATAAGTACCTATACGTTCCTGCTTTGAAGCGGTACGTTCTTGTAGTCTGTCTGATTTACGTTGTGAGGAGTTGTTATATACATCATTTGCAGCAATCTGTGCATCTGCTAAATATTTACTTATATCAATATTGCTCAAGTATATCCTTTAAATTAATAAAGGATTATACAGTATTACGAAGGTTTCTGCAAGAAGTTAGTAACTGAAGGCATCTCCAGCGGCAGAGCCACCAACGAAGTCAGTAGGATCCCACCCACTCTCAGTAGAGTACTGCGCTACATACCTAGCCACAAGAGCTTTTTGCTCCCCAGCGCTCATAGCACTTAGTGCTTTAGCATTATCTTTAAGGAACTTAGTAACAGCTTGTGTATCCTCGGCATCCTTACCGCTAAGGCCACTGTACATAGACTCGGCTAAGTTAAAAGAACCTTTAGGTTTCTTACTGACTTTAGCAATATATGCCTCAGCACCTTTGAGAGTCTTAATTGTAGCAGGCATCTTAGGGTGTATATTCTTTAACTCGGTAACCGTGGTAGCCTCATCAACTAGTCCTGCAGCGTATTTCTGCATTGCTATCTGCTCAGATACTGTAGGAGTCTTAGAAGCGTACTTAGCCTTAATCTGCTGCTGAGTCTCAGCATCCCACTTAATACGCGCTTTACGTGCAGCTTCCTTCTCAGACTTAGTCTCAGGTACCATTACCTCTAAGTTCTTAAGTGCATTTATCTTAGCCGAACCTGTAAGTGTCTTATCAGCTCTAATAGTATCTGCAAGGTATTGTAACCTGCCTTCTCTATCCATAGCAATCTCTTCTTGTACAACTTTAGTCTGTGCAGCGGTACCTTTAGTGCCTACTGAACGTTTTGGTACTTTCTTCAATTGCTTATCAAGTGCTACTAATTGCTTCGCAATGTAATCGTCTTTAGTAGTATCTTCTTTCGATTTAGCAGGTGATTTAACAACATCAATCTCACGTATTACGTTAGGTGCTACAGGGTTAGTTTCTGTACCTAGAGGATTTACCCTATCAAAGTTGTCAACCTCTTCGTACCCACCTAGCCACTTACCTACTAAGCTCATCTCCTCACCATCAGCCGTTTCATAGTATGTATGGGGACTTTCCCCGTACACTTGTGGATACTGTTTTAACACAACCCCAGGTTTAACCCTGTCCCCAAGCGCATTCGACTGCGGGTGGGTAGGTATCGTACTTGGCAGTACCTTACCTGGTGCCACAGCAGGCATAGAGAATCTACCACTGTTCAACGCATCCTGTGATAACGCAGTCATAGCGTTAGCACGCTGTGCATTCTGCACCGCAGCTAAGTTGTCCACTGTACCTGGTATTGCTTTTTGAGTAACAACAGTCTTATCTACTAATTGCTTATCAGGCATATTATCATATATACCAGCCAGTGCTTTCTCCTGAGCAGCTTTCTGTGCTAACGCACTTACTCTGTCAGTCTCCTGTGCCGCTGCTCTACTATCAGCATTAATAGCTCTAGTATTAGCAGCTTGCTGTAACTTAAGAGTCTCATCAGCTCTAGCGTTATTCAACGCCAACTGCTCCGCAGTTGCGTCTCTTGCCTGGTTCTTCTCGTACTGTTTAAAAGCGTTGAGAGCCCCTGATGTAGCTGATTGCTTAACTAAGTTAGCATCTACACGAAACGCGGGTGTAAGCTGGCGTCTTGGACCATTGTCTACTGTATAATTAAAACCCTGCATACTACATCGCCGTTGATGAAGTAGGCACTGGTCTCTTCTTCTTCTTACCAATTGCTAATGCACTGTTATCAAATGCCCCTATCGCTCCACTGTTAGTAGTGTCACGTCTATCATCCCCAGCTACAAGTCTATTCTCTTGAAAGTCGTTGTAACGTTTAGTCTCTGCCAATTGACTATTATGCATAGCTAGGTTTGTGTACATAGCATCTTTAGCGGCCTTACTCTCATTTTTACCTTGATCGTACCTAAGGTACATCCCACCCATGTCTGTCAAGCCTTTAATACCAAGCCCTACGTTCTCCATAGGTGTGAGGCCTTTAACAACTGTATCTGGGTTTACCGGCTGTACAGCGTGAGGCTGGTTAAACACTGAAGGATAGCTAGTACCCGCCGCAACTTCTGCTAATGCCGCGTCTGTCCCTGGGTTAAGGCCAACCGCTCCGATTTGGACCTGAGGCACAGCTGCTCCGGCAAATCCGTCCTGGGCAAGCCTTTGAGCTGTGCCTGGGAGTGCATACGAACCATTAGACTGTAGGACTAGCTTGTCAGCATTTCCTGTTATAGGGCTTATAGCACCATCAACAGCCGCATCGGCAGCAACCTCACCACCCAGGCCTAACACACCTCCACCTATAAAAGTGTCTGAGAATCCTCCTGCTACACCACCGAAGCCACTAGAGAAAGAGTTACCTAATCCGCCGAGTCCTCCAAGTGCGGCACCAATACCGCCATTACCACCTGATAACCTGTCTATACCATACCCAATTGCAGCACCACCAAGTGTCTGCATTATTTGACCTGTTACACCACTAGTTAACGCATTTCCTAATTCAGCCCACATGTATTACCTCTCTATTATTTTATTTTAACGCTATTATAGCGTATTACGTTATTGTCGTCCAGTTAAAGTCATTCTCACCTGCTAGATTATCTATGTGGTTAGTCCATGGCTCTGAGTATCTATTTGTTACGTTAACTTCGTTCAGCATCTTTATGTTGTTGTTTTGCCCTCCATAGAACATTACCGTGTCTTGAGCACCATCAGCAGCGAATAGTATATCCCCTGCTCTAGGTGCATCGTATAGTAGCTGCCCTGGGTACCAGTTGTAAATAGAGCCTGTAATAAAGCCAAGGGCTATATTAAGGTTCATAGCATCTCGCATACTTTGCCAGTACTCGTGCATATACTGCATGGTCAGGTTACCGTAGGAGTCGTAGAATAAGTCCGGACGCTGAGTGATCATCTCTCCAAGCTCTGCAAGTGTCATAGTAACATTGTAGATTGTGTAGGCTACAGATATGTAAGCAATAGCGGTCATAACTAAACCTGTTGCAGCCCCTGCAGATAATACAGCCAGCGCAATAGAAGCAGCCAGTATAGCACCCATCAGTATGGCGTTTTTATCCCCTTCAACAATACCATGACTTACCCATCTCGCGCCTTCAGCAGCATTCACTAACGTACCTGCTTCAAACTCACTGCCTACAAGGGCGTCAGTTGTGCTTCCTGCCAGCTCTGTTAACTCTATATGCACATCAACTACTGCATCGATAGCTATATGATTAACTTCTTTAATCACATCCACGATAGTTTCCCCAAAACCGTAAACGGCTAGCGCTAGGTTGGTAAATGCAGCGAGCAGTGCACCGAATATATCACCTAAAAAGCTGTTACTTAAGCTCTTTATTGCACCAGGGGTTCTAAACTTAGGACTTCTTAAACCCACTAATCATTCCTACCATACGCACAATTAAAAGCGAACCCATTAGGTGCTGTATGCCAATGACAATGCACATTACATATATCCTGTTTATCACAAGTCTTGCACTCTTCATTCATCACTTTAGTGTAATACTGCCTTGAGGCTAGTAACAGTTTAAAGTCTGAATCCAGGTTAATGTACTTACCTGATACCGTAGCACAGTCATTGGTACATTGAGCTATAGCTCGATCAAGCAGTATATGTACATTACTACACATATCAACGTCTGTATCAATAGCTTCTCCATGCATATCAGTCATATCACGCAGTAGCTTTATAATAGCCATACGCTCCTGCATACTTAGTATCACAGGAGGCTCTACGGAGCTCGCTATGTGAAGAATACCTCTATCAAGGATAAACTCCTTATACCAAGCTTTGAACCTCTCAGGGTCCTTAATAGCCTCTGTACCTACCACTATATTAACGCGCTCTAGTCTCTTGTCTTTATATAACCTAGCAACAGTGCTAGCAGCGTCATCATAACTATTGTCTCTAGCGGCATCATGTAGTTCCTTATAACCATCTATAGTTACACCTATAGTAACTCTTACATCTTTCACTAACTTAAAAAGTGAATTATAGTAATCCTCATCTGCAAGTCTAACTCCGTTAGTCATAATCTGAATGTGTTCAACACGTTCACTCAATATATTAATACACATAGCTAGGTGATTTGCATTCAGAACCGTAGGCTCTGCTGAAAGTAGCATAACTGAACGAAGTATAACTCCGTCCCTCTTCATTGTACGAACTATATCCCTGCAATGATTCATGGCTTTAATACCCACCTCAACAGCACTGTACTTAGCAGTACGTGCTTCCTCACTTAAGTAGCAGTAGCTACAGTTAAGGTTACAATTGGTTGTAAGCTCAATAGTTACAGCTTCGTCTATAATAGTAAAGCCGCTCATAGTTACAGCTTACTTACTACCGGTGTTCCTGTGAACGTACCAGACGTATTTAAATCAGCTATCATGTCAAACTCTGTACTCCACATATTTTCCGAAATAGTCAATCCACCCGCTCCCATAGTACCAATAAGGTCTGAGTAAGCATCAAGTGCTTTAATCTTATTGTTATACCCTACAGACTTACTTAACTCATTCTGTTGTGTCTTAACAAACGATGTGTCAGCCTCAGTCTTGAGTAACTGTGCATCTAGTGTTGGTTGCTGTTGAGCAGACTTAGTAGCTAAATCTAATGTACTTTGCATCATTGAAGCCAGTACCTTAGAGTACAGTTCAGCATCTAGTTTGTCAGCACCATATAATGTATCTAAAGAGTCAGATACTGATGTAATCATCGCATCAAATACTCTGTCTACTTCAACAGTATCCACTAGTTGAAATGGTGCTATCTCTGTAGTAACAGTAGTAGAGTCACCTGGAAGTGGTGCATCAACTGTTGTAACAACAACTCTACTGTACCCAGTGAATGTGTCAATCTCAACCTTGCTCTCATCGATACTAGTAGTTCCGTCAAAGTTCTTTATATATGTAGATACTGTTTTTATTGCCTGTGTTGTACTCATTAATCCCATTAGATTACTCCTGTAGTTTCTTCTGTAACTCCATCATCATCATACTGGTGTATGTGTGCTGGGTATATATTGGATATCCAATCTTCGAGTACTTGAACTCTTAACTGTAAATCATCGATGTCCTCAAGTACTTGTATACTGGATACAGCATTACCACTAAATGTAACACCTAGGGCGTGAAATACGTTAGAAGCTTTAATTCTATCATCTTCATAATCACCCTCAATAGTAATTTTAGTCTGTGCAGATACTGCTAACGCTGTTCTAGACTTATCACGTCCAAATCCCCTAGCCATTAGTCACCACTCTCTGCAGGTAGTTGCTTACGTCCAACGATCTTCTGTTGCACAACAACAGTTTCAGCTAAAGCTTTCTCTATTTCAGCCTCAGTCAACTCATCCTGCATTGCAAAACCTATACCATGTTGCATAGCAGCTGGTATCATAGTTGTGTACACTTCCCCTGCATGATCCTGTGTGATTCTGGAAGCCTCAACAGCAGCATTTATGTGAGCACTAGCTAACTGCATCAAACAGCCAACATAGCCTCCATCACTTACAGTGCAATTGCCTACAATATCACTCCATTTTATATCCGCCATTATGACTCCTTATTTAGTTTCCAAGTACTATCAGTACACATCGTGTATGTGATAGTACCAGTTACTATATTACTTTCAGACCATTTTGTACGTCCCATCCATATCCTTTATAAGTATTTAAAAGAGAGCTGTGACAGCCCTCTATAAGTACTTAGATCATGCTATTTTGCTTGCACGCATCTTCTGTTGAGCTTTTAAGTCATCAAACTCAACAGGAGTTAAGTTATCAACTTCAACAACAATGAATCTCTTCTTACGTGCTTGTGATGCACCACCGTTAGTCTTAGATACGTGTGTAACCATTGTAGCCTCTTTTAAATTACCAATAGCTCCACGTCTAATATATTGTGGTTCACCACTTCCCACATCTACCCAATCAGTTTGACCACCAATACGTCTATTACCCCAAGAAATAGATACCATCTCATCCTTAGTTTGGGACTCTTGTTGGTCATGTACAATAACTCTATCTTTCTTAAACAGGTCTAACTTCATTAACTGTGCAGGTGTCTGTACCTTTACTTTAGGCTTAGAAGTAACAACTTCTTCCTCTTTATCCTCTACCTCATCAACACCATGTGTTGCATCTTGCGCAGCTTTAAACGTGTTAAGTGCCTCAAGGTACTCAGTCTTATTAGGTTTTGCAGGGTTCTTTGCTTTCACTTCTAAACCAAAATCTTCACAAGCTTCTTTAAGCTGTGGGTTAGTCATATCTTCGAATGTATTACTCATATTTAATTTCCTTTATTGGATAGGGTTTACCTATTGCCATATATCTGCAGTTATCTCAAACTACGCTTACTTTTTAACTGGTGTTATTATAGCATAACTTATAAGTCGTTAAGGTATTTAATAATATCCTCAACTTGTGACTCTGTTAAGTTAAACCACTCACCTTTTACGTTGTGTTCTGCATATAGTAAGTGCAGCTTCTTCTCTATGGAAGAAGCATTACTTACAGGAATAGCTGTGACTACCTTTACTTCATAAGGGTTAGAGGTATTGAAAGCCTCCATCCGATCTGCAAGACGTTTGGTCATGCCTATTTTGTAAAACCCTTCAACACTCACAATGTACACATACGAAGATTTAGAAGCTGTTAACTTATCAAATCTAGCGTACTTACTTTTAGGTGTCCATATACATGAGGCTTTAGAAGCCACAGCACCATCCACATTAAACGCAAGGTACTTACAATTGATTCTAGCCTCAACATATGAGTCATACATATCGTCCATGAAGCCTTTTAAAGTTCCCCACTCACTACATAGTTTATGTTCTAGTTTAATTAACCTGTAGCGCTCTTTAATTGAAGAGTAAAATGGTAGAGAGTAGTCAGGTATCAGTTTTGTGTTACCTTTACAGCTTTTATTAGGTGTAAACATACTACGTCTGCAGACACTATTACCACAGCTCTTATTGCGATAACCACTATTAAGTGGCTTATCTACTTCTACCTCACAGGCAGGACATAGAAACGTGCCCCAAGCTCTACGAGCACTACCTACACCTAGTATACCTAGTTCATTGACTAATTCCATAGTATCTCCTTGAAGTAAGGAGTATACCAGAGGCAGCCTTAATGGCTACTGAATTGACCTAACTAGACCTAACTAATTGGTGCTACACAAGCCACTTGTCTTATGCGTTCTGCTCTATAGATAAGAGTACCAAAGTACCAAGCGATTGACATAGAACCATTCTTTCCGAAAGGGTCATTGTGAGCATCAGCTTTAGGCATAGCAGTCTTAATCTTAGAAGAATCACCTTCAAAACCAACAGTAGCAAATGAATCAGACCCGACGAATAAAACAGGGAAAACATCAAAAGAGTCTGCACCACCACCAGCGGCTTTAGAAGAGTGGTAACCATCAGTATCATCTGCAGAAGCAGCAGTACCATCAGCAACACCAACACCACGGTATTTTTGCATGTTATCAACTTCGATGAAACGGAAACGACCAATCTTACCAATCTCTCCATCAGCAGTAGTAGCAGCATCAGCATAAGCTTCAACAGGTACCCATACATTAACACCATTGTGTTGCATGTCTTCTAGCATTGGAGTTAACTCTTGACCAACATAAACGTAGTAAGCTTTACCAACTACTTTAGTATCAATCTTAGTTGAACCAGTAATGATTTTAGTATCACGTGGCACTAATAATCTCTTAAGTTCTTGCTCCATTAAACGGAGGTCAGCAAAAGTAAGTACAGCATCTCTATTACAAGTAAGTAAAGAAGTAGCAGTAGTACCAGCAAACGTTCTGTTTAACTCAGAAGCAGCAATTAAATCAGACTGAACTTGAGCCTCATATAGGTCACCCTTAGCTTCACCAAGCGCACGAGTCTTCTGTGCAAGGATACCAACTCTAGAATCCATATCAATAGACTTTTGAGTAAATTTCATGTGAATACCAAACTCAGAAACATTACCACGAACAGTAACAGATTTAGTATTAACGCCATTAACGTTTCCACCCTCTTCACCTAACGCTGGGAATGTACCAGTAACAACAGAATAATCTGCATCTCCACCATATAACGCACCAGCACCATTAAGTACTTTACCACCACCAGCAGCAGCAATTGCAGCAGTCTCAGCAGCAGCAGCGTCAGCATAGTCTCTAGTCTCGAATGTTCCAACTAATACACCTGAAGTGTTATAAGAGTAGAAAGTCTCTAAAATTACAGACGCAGTTGTTGCATCAACACCACCGTCTAAACGGTTAAGCTCGTGTAAGATTGGGAACTGACGCTCTTTAACAATCTCATCACCGTAGTGCTTAGGTTGAGTTAAACGGTCACCTAGTTGTGTGAATGTTCTCTTCTTAGCAGCTTCACGGATAGCACCTTTTGACCAGAACTTGTCATTATATTGTTCGTCAATTCCAGTTGAAGTATAACCACCTTGGTTAAATAATGATTTTGTAGACATTTGAATCCTTTGTAAATTATTGTTTTAGGGACGAGGTGTTACCCTCTATCGCCTGATATTAGAAAGTCCATAAGACCATCTAGTTCCTCGCCTTCTACCTTCAATGGGTCGAATTTAGCTTTAGGCTTAGCCTTAGCTTTCTTCTTACTCATTGAAGAGGCCTTCTTACGTTGTTGAGTACGTTTAGCTTCCTGCTCTGCAGCAGCAACCTTGTACTTCTCCTCCTTCCTAGCTTGCTCTATCTTAGCCTTCTCAGCCTTAACTGATGGTGCTTTCTTAACAGCCTTTACAGGAGGTGTTGGTGCTGCAGGGGCAGGGTTATTAGCCTGCTCTCTCTGCAACTCTCCAACAGCAGCGCGGTACTTGCCAATAGTGTTCATGTTACCATAAGCACCATTATAATCAAGTCTACTTAACTCAGCCATCTTATCCTGCACACGATCGTAATCGCCTGTGGACATGTGGTTTAGTAAGTCATTACGTACTGCATCGTTACTGACGAACTCCTGGAAGCTTGCAGCATCCCATTCCTTCCCAATAACTTGTCTCACACGATCTTCAATACCCATACCTCTAGCTCTCTCCATTGCATCTTCGATAACAAGAGACTCATTACTAGCTACGTTGGATTTACCAGCGTAGTCAATTTGCTCCATATCTAAGTCTAACGGGTCGATATCTAGTGACTGTAGGTGTTGCTTAATCGCTTCCTTATCCCCATCGATAAGGTTCATAGCTAAGTCAAACTTAGACTGGTCGTCCAGCATACCTCTATCTTTTAAAGGAGACATAAACGGGCGATACTGCTTAAATCCGGCCATCTTCTCACTAAAGCCACCAGCCATTTGCATGGACTGTATAACTTTCTGTGGATCTGAAAAGCCTTTAGTCTTCTTACCATTAACAACAAATTCTGTATTAACTACAGTGTCGTAGAATGCCTTATAGTCGATTCCATCAGTAGTCTCGGGGTCAGCTACGTCAGCTTCGTCCTCTGTGTCTGCTTCATCTTCTGATTCCTCGTCAGTGCCTTCATCAGCTTCTAAGTCTTCCTCATCGTCTGAGTCTTCCTCTTCGCCTTCAGTATCACTACCTTCATCATCTGAACTATCTTCGTCTACTGGAGAGTTTTCTTCCTCATCTTCGTCTAATTCCTCAGAGTCCTCATCATCCTCACCGTCGCCAGTATCATCAGGTTCCTCTTCAGTCTCAGACTCGTCTTCTTGGTCTGTGTCCTCGTGGTCTTCGTCATTATTGTCAAAGTCTTCAGCAGTATCTGCATCTTCTTCAACACTTTCGTCCTCACCCTCAGCTTCCGCTTCTGGCTCCTCAAACGTTCCATGTAGCATAGAGTCAAAGATATCCTCTGTGAACTCTGCTTCTTTCTCGATGTTATCTGCCATAATTATTCTCCACTTCTATCAGCCGTAGCTGTTACTTCTTTACGGAAGTTCTCTTCTCTCATAATTTTGAGAGGAGCACTTTCCGCGTCCATCTTCACAGTCCCTGCAAAATCTGCAGTACCTACATAACCTTTAAAGTGACTAATAGCTTCTAGCTTCAGATGAATCTCTGCAGCTGTATAAGCACTAGCTCCTGAAGGGTCAGTTAAGATATCAAATAACCTCTTAGCTTCCGTTTCAATATAACCATCTAGTATAACTCGTTTAAATCGAGAATCATTCATAAGGATCTTTAAATCCTCACCACGTTTGATTGCTTCATACTGTGTCTCAATTACAGCGTCTATAGTCTTGAGTGTTGCTCTCAGAGTAGATGTTTCATCCATTGTCTGTATCCTTTAACGGGTGCTTTCGCATTGCCGTATATGTTATGCCAGAGTTTTAATAGGCTTCGCTATTTGGCCTAGGTTACTTTATACACTATGTATTAAGTAACGGGAGTATACACTTCATAACCTTAAGTATAGCTTTAATTTAAACTAAACCTCTTTGACCCGGCTGGCCTTGCTGTGCCATCTGTTGAGCCATAGCAATTACTTGCTGAGCTTCTTGAATAGCTGCTGGGTTGCCTTGCTGAGCTTCTTGCTGAGCCATCTGCATAACCATAGCAGGATCTAACTGTCCTGAAGCTATAGCTTGTGCTGCTTGCATCATCTGACCTTGTAACTGCTCTTGCGCTGCAGCCTGCGCTTGTTCTGCATTAGCTTGCTGATAGCCAGCTTGTGCTCCTGCTTGCATTCCTTGCTGACCAGCAGCTTCTAGCATCATACCTTGCTTACCTGTCAGCTCGTCATTAACAGCCGTTAGAGGCACGCTAGGTGTTATGTATGCATTAGGTGCTGGTTGCCCTTGTGGAGCTCCTGGAGGGCCTCCTAGCCCTACTTGAGGTGCTTGGTTGCCTGCGTGTTGTGGTACTTGGTTTATCATATCATATCCTTTATATCTCTGCTAGTGTTTTGCCAGGAGTACGTGTGTAAGCGTTCTGAATATGCTCTATACCTGCCTGACGTAAATCATCTGTTTTACTTTTAGACTCTGCATTAACATCCTTCTGTTGTTGCTTCGCCATCTCACCTTGTAGCTTATACTCCTGGTCTTCTATATCTTGCTGTCGCTTAGTACCATCCTGTAGGAATAGAAAAGACTGTGACAAGATATCTGTCTCTTCATCCAATTTAGCAGCTGTACTAATAGCTTGTTGTGCCTTAGCTTGTTTAAGCTTAGCATCGCCCTGTGCGTTCTCTTCAGTTCTAGATAATCTCTCGTAGATTTTACTATCGTAATCTTCAAGTTGTTTAGCCGCAAGTGCATTTTTAAGTTTCTGCTCTTCAAGCTGTAAGTCCATAAGTTCTTCTTCTTTAGGATTAGGCTGAGGCTCATACTCTTTAACAGCGGTAGCTAATGCATCCAAGTTCCATAATGAAGCTAACTGTACATAATGCATCTTAGCTATCTCAGGGGACATACTAGCACCATTAGTCTGCATCAACTTCATAATCTTAGTAGCTTGGTCATCGTCCTTCTCAGGGGTGGATACCTGTACTCTTAAATCGAAATCACCTTGAAGGTCATCTCTCTTAATAACTACAAACTCTTTATCTGTAATACGGATAACTTCTTCTTCAGATAGCCAAGCTTGATTCATAGCAACTGTCATCCTAGCCATATCTACAAAAAGTAAATCACTAAGGCGTCTAAGTATACTCAGCTCTCTCTTAGCAGTTGCATCCATTGAGTCTCGGACTTGTGCACTGCCTTCCATTCTAGCACCACCAGCACCACCAAAGGGCTTCGTACCAGTTAACTCATTACCATCAGCTGTTTGCCACTTAATAACATCAAAAGGAGTACTGCCAACTTGCTGTATATCCTTACGGTACACAGCATCACTAGCTTTAAACCCTGAACGGTAGTAAACTGTTTGACCCTTCTCATAAGCATTCTTAACAGAAGGACTTGGGAAAAAGTTCTCATCTATAAACTCTTGCCCTACAGCCTGCCTAGCAGTTATATCATGAATAGCCCTAGTCATCTTACCTATAGACTCTTGATTCTCTCTAAGTAACTCTGCATCTGGCTCACCGTGTACGTTGTTACTTACAGGCATATACGTGGCCACACTAAATGGTATACGTTTATGCGGGAATGGATTCTCCTCTAGTCTAATTAAAGTTGTACCAATCCATGTACCTACAATACTTACAAGCTCACCATCACCTTGAATATCCCAATAACCCCAGTACTCGTAAGCTTTTAGTCTACGTCTAGCCTTATCTTTAAACTCAAAGTTATTAGAAGCATCAGATAATGACTCGTCGTAACTATCATCAGCCCCTCTATCAAGTGTAATAAAGTCTAAATTGTAATAAACTCCATGCTCATTACCTTCCTCATCTACGTAGTGCTCATTGCTCTTCAGATCGGCATATGACGTATCATATTCATGTATAGCAAAAAGTGCGTCAGCAACCACACCATCGCATGTAGGATCTATTGTAACATTAGCTGTTACACATACCTCGTATGTGGGTTGATTCTTAACAAGTACTTCTCGCTCAACTTTCTCTATCTCAGAACCTACAGTCATAGGCTCACCAGTCTCTAGCATAGCTCTAGCTTGCTCAGGAGTCATCTGCCCTGACTGCACAGCTTGTTGCATAAGCATAATAGATTCTTCAGGACTTGCATACACAGGTACCTCTTCATCTACTACCTCAATATCGTACTCAGCATCCCAGCCAGTCTTAACAATAACTGTACCTTCATCAACTACAGTGTGTACTATGTCACTAACAATCTTAGTCTTCTGTACTTTAGTGTTCCACTGGTAGTTAAGTATCTGACTATTCTGTTCTGCAGCTTCTGTATCTGCATGTGTTGCAGGGGAAACTCTAAACAAGTCGCTTGTATTTAGAAATGGCTCCTCTAATGCAGGGTACTTCCACTCGTTATTCTTACGAACAACAAGAGGCCTAGCCTTAGACTTACCAACTCCACTAACAATTATATCATCACCACCAGACCGAGTCTCTAACCACTCTTCTAGCTTAGCCTTAAATGCGTCTTGGCTAGATTCTGCAGACTTGTAGTCATTATCTAAATCAGCCTGTGTAGGGCAGTTGTGCCATGAGGGCTGTAGTTTCTTACGCCTCTTTACAGGTGTTTCAGAAGTTGTATCTTCATTATCTGTCATTATCATAGTCCTTTATTTAATCTACGCATTATACCACACTTAAAGCCATATAGCCTAAGGAGCTAATGTGTGTTCCTGTATGATGTTTTTAGTCTTCTCTAGTGTTGTAACAGTATCAAATGCTTCACAAGTTAAGTGAATACTAATATCTTCATCAGCATCACTAGCTACTGTAATCTGCTTAGTACCTTGACCACTTGTTATATTAGCTAATGTATCACTATATGCAAATAGAATTCTCTCATCTATCTCATCAGTAAGGTTCAGTAAACTAAAGCCTTTAAACACTACTGGATTATGAATAGCTACACCAGGTTTACCAACAGCATTATCAATGAATAAAGTCTGAGTAGAACCATCATCTACAAGTACATACTTAGTAGTAACTCCATCTTTAATACAATATTCAACTGCTGTATATGGTGCTGTAATAGTCATACCAGTTTCAAATATCTGACCCTCTCTATGATTAGTACCATGTGGAATATCTATTGGTACTCCTAAGCTATCTCTAACTAATGAGCTTGTTTGTAATCCAGTATCTAAGTTCTCTGCATTAGTCCTCATAGTATCTAGGTAGTTTGTTATTGGGTATGTGGCTGATAGCTCTTTGATTGATATATTATCAAACCAACAATCATGACCAGTATTACCAGTTTCCCATAGATACAATAGAATAAGGTAGTTGTCTGTTGCTTGACATTCCCATATAACTTCGTAGTTACCAGACTCTGTAACTTGGTAGTTTACATTTCCAGATACTCCATCAACCAGTCTAAGTTCAACTGCATCTGCTGTACCCATATCAGCAGAGAAGCTAATCTTATAAGTGCTTCCTATCGTACAAGCTACATAGGTTGTAATGTTCGGGTATGAATCAGCACCATTATTAATAATCTTAGCTCTACCACTATCCCAACTATAAGTACCTCTTGATGTTGCTGCTACAGACCAACCATCAAGGTTAGTATCAAAAGTACCATTAGTTACTTCTTCACTACCCTCACTATAACCAACCAAGTCTCTACAATAACCATCATTCTCACATAAAGGTAAATAAGCAACTACATTATCTATCTCCCCTTGAGTAAGTATATCTGACTTTAGGATATTATTTTGTCTGTATAAGAATTTCTCTGGGTTGTTGAATTGGTATGCTATTTGAGTTGGGGTAAGATTACCTTTAATGAATATATAGTTTGATACAATCCCTTCAGTATAGAATGTATTTCTTTTACCTATGTCAGGATATACAGTTTGGCTATATCCTAGAGGCACAGATTCTGTCTTGAAGAGTAATCCATTAACATATATATCAAATTCTGTTGGTCTACATACTATTGCTCTGATACCAGTAGGTACGCTATCAATAGTTACATAACCCCCTTCTCCATTAAAATAGGCGACTACATTACCATTATTGAATAAGTTATTGTCTAAGCTGCAAACTCTAGTAGCTCCATTGTCAGCTATCATTGTGTAGCTATCATTAGCCACAACTTCAAATAGTGATATATTCTGGTCAACACCATTAAACTTCAATCCTTGCCCATTATTACTAACTGTATCTGTAGCTGGTGCATCTCCAACATCTTGTAAATATCTCTTTCCATCTACATCTGTTATCATAGTACCATCTTCTTCGTAAGGTCTAGTTGCTCCCTCTACATAACCACTCCATGTAAATGATTCTGCACCTGCAGCATTAACTGTTGAAGCTAATACTGTTGATGTAGCTACACAAGTATCTCCTGATGTAAATGTACATGAACCTTCTACGGTTTCCACTATTGATTTTATCCTATACTCATCACCATACCCACCATACCCTGAAGGGCATTTAAAAGGTCTAAATACTTTATCAAGGCACAGCATTATTACACCGCTACTGTGTACTCACCAACTGTATTCTCCACAGCTGAGTGTATATGTAGTGTACCGGCAAGCATCTGAGACGTAATAGCATCACCTGGGTTTAATGTAACGCCTTTAGTATGTATATCTGTAGGCAATGTACCTGCCACCAACTCAATAGGCTTCTTACCTTTTACTTGTAATAAGTAGTCCTCATCACTCACTATAGTAACCCATGTATCATTTGTATATCCGTGTGTTGTAGTCATTTAATATCCTTTAATTTTATTTATATACTAGCAGGTACTTACCTTATATGTACGCTCTCTAAGTCAAAGTTAGACTGAGTAAACTCTAAGTTAGTTAGTGCTATCTCACTTCTAAGCTCTAATGCATAATCTGAGTTAGCTGCTAAGTCCACTAAAGAGTTAGCACTAAAGCTGTAAGTCTCTGCGTCTTTAAGTATAAAACCCTTAATCTCCTCAATCAATGTATCAGTAGTTGTATTTCGTACACCTAAGTATATCTCTTTCTTACCTGCACCTGCAACATTATCAAACGCAAGGTCAAATGCTATATTAACTCTATACGTTCCTGTGACAACGCATGTTAACTCCCCACTTACTGCGTTAGTACTCATAGCCACTGAGCTCGCTGTAGAGTAATCATCAATGTATGCAGACACTCCTAAGTTTCCAAGGAGACTAGTAGGACTATTAGCCACTTTTAATCCCGCAAAAATAG